CAGCGATACCGGCAGCGACTGATAGGAGAACTAGAAGATGGCTAGCATAGATTTCATAGACCCAATTGAACTAACCGAATTCGCTCGTATTGCACGTGACGAGTTCGATGCACAGTCGCAGTCTCTTGCGTCTGTGTTCCCGTATCGTGCCGTGAACGATATCCGGTTTGCGTTTGATCGTGGCGTTGACGCGATCGCTGACGCTGCCGCGTTCCGGTCGTTTGACGCCGAGTCACAGATTGCCCGTCGCCCCGCCATGTCGCGGGTGACTGGTGAACTGCAGCCCATCTCGCGAAAGATTCCGCTGTCCGAATACGCCCAGTTGCGTATCCGGAACGCGTCGAATAGTGAGATTGCTGACGGTGTGTATGGGGATGCCGCGAGGCTTGCCCGCGAAATTCAGGCCCGCATTGAGCTCGGCCGAGGCGAGATTCTGCAGACCGGCGATTTGGCCCTCGACGAGAACGGTGTCATTTCGACTTACGAGTCGGGCCGTGACCCGTCCCTCACCGTCACCACACCGCCCACCGATCCGTGGGACAACCACGACGACGCCGATCCGATCGCTGACCTGATTTCGTGGGCTGCCACGGTTGAAGGCGTGTCGGGTGTGCGCCCGAACCGTGTGATCGTGTCACCGTCGGTGATGGTTGATCTGCAGGCGAACGACAGTGTCAAGTCGTCTGTCGGGTCAACGATTCCGGCGTACGCCACCCAGGGGGCTGTCGGGGAGGCTGTCGCAGGGATCGCCGGGATGACCATTGATGTGGTCGGCACCATGTATCCTCTCTCGACGCCAGCGATCAACGAGGACTACGTGGTTCTGTGGAACGACACTGTTGGTGCGGGGGAGACCCTGTACGGCACTACTGTCGAGTCCACTGACCCGGAGTATCAGGGTCTCGGTGTTCAGCCCGGTCTTGTTGCTGGTGCTTGGACTGAGCATGACCCGGCGACTCTGTGGACCCATGCGGTTGCGATTGCGTTGCCGCTGCTGAAGAACCCGGACACCACGATGGCTCACGCCGTCAAGTAACCGGGTTCGTGTTGTGTGGGGCCAGGAGGCTGTGGCGTTCTCTCGGGGTGTTCCGCCACAAAGTCTTTCTGGCCCCACCACCCTCTTTTAGGGAGTATCTGTAATGCAGGTTGATGTTGTGAGGGATTGGGTGGGGTCTGAGCCGTGCGACGCCGATGTTGTGGCGTTGATCGACCAGTATGGGGGGCCGCACTGTGCAGCGTTGGCGGTGCTACGTCGCCGGTTTGCTGACATGGTTGCACAACCAGAATCGTGGGACATCAAGGACGATTACGGGCAGTCGATGGGTGGCAATATTGATTATGTGGCGGGTCTGATTCGACGGTTGGAGACGTTGTGTCCGGGTGAGTCGCCGGTTGATGTGGGTTCGTGGCAGTCCGTGCCGATTGTGGGCCCGGATTTGGGTGCGCGGTGACGCCTGGGGAACGGGACCGGTTGACCCGCGAGTTGGCGGAGGTGTGGGAAACCTCATACGGCCGCCTATTAGCCCGGTTCGAGGAAGTGGTGGATGACCCCCAGCGGAGACGTGAAGCCCGCAATCTTAAAGATCTGATCCGGTTGCATGAACGGGAGATGGGCCGGCTCGCGGAGGTGTCGCAAGCATGGTGGGGCGACACGTTGCCGACGATCATGGAAGGTGGTGCCGTGTCGCTTGCCGCCGACCTCGGACGGGAAGTGTCATGGGGCCAAACCCATAGGGAGGCTGTGCGCCGGTTTGTGGAACGGTCGTGGGACGACATTGCACGCAGGTTGCAGCAGATCGACCGGTCTACGAAACGGGCCTTACGCGGTTGGGTGCGTGACCGGACCCGTGCAGCCCTCATGGAGTCCCGTACGGCTACACAGGCAGGCCGAGAGTTAGCGAATGTGGCGGCACGTAACGGCCTGTGGCAGGTCACCTACGCCGACGGGGCGAAGGTGCCTATGAAGCATTACAGCGACATGTTGTTGCGTACTGTGACTGCCGATGCTTACAACGAAGGAACACTGTTGCAGGCGGAACTAGAGGATGTCGAATGGATGCAGTATTTCGATTCCCCTGATTGCGGTGTGACGTATCATGAGGACCCGGTGAAAGCTGACGGGATGATCGTCCCGAGGAGCGAGGTAGTCCCGAAGTCTCATCCGAATTGTGTGCGTGATGTGCGTCCAGCACCGTTCTATATCCCGGACGACGCTAAGATAGAGGCTCGCCCTGGCGGTGGGGGGCCTGGGAAGCCTGCGAAGGCGACCCGAAAGAAGCGTGGGAAACGCTCGCCACGGCAGCCCCGCCAACAGCGGTGATCCTGCATCCCCACATGTGACAGGTAAGCGGAGGGACGATCATGGGTATGTCTCATACTGCGACGATCACCCCGACACTTCCTGCCACCATCACTGTCACCGACGGGCAGGTAGACGCACGAGCTTCGGTCACTGTTGACGGTGACGTGTACCGGCTTGATTTGTCTGCTCAACATGTTGGCCCAACCGAAACCGGCCTTACGGCTACCGACAAAATCATTTCGTATATCGAATCGATGGACCATTTGTATGTGAGGTCCCAGGTTGATGCCCGCATGGGCACTATCGCTGACGACCCATACGCCGTCACCCTCGACGTGATCGTGGAGATGCTGACGGTTGCTGTTGAGAATGGGGATATCCAGTGACTTTGTGGCGGACCCCTCGACATGTGATGCGGCTCCTAACTGACCATGCGTCGGTCTATCGGCTCGAGCTTGACCCGGACTGGACCCCGGAAGAACCGGCAGGTGACGGTCAGGTGGAGGTGCTGGTGTGGGAAGGCGCTGCGAGCCTCTCCGACCGTGGCTCACGGCAAGCGTCCGGGCTGGAACCCACTAGAACGATTGATACAGGTGTGTTGCGCGTCCCAACCCCTGACTCTGGTGGCCCTGACGATCTGATTGAGGGCGGCGAAATCGTTTATATAGATCGGTTCCCGAACCGGCATTGGTATGTGGCGCATGATCGTCGCCGCACCACCGCTGTGCTGCAACGGTTCGTTGTTGTCGATTCAGAGTATGGGGAGCAGGTACCGAGATGAGTGGCGAATCTAACGCTTCTGAGGTAGCTGGAGACATAGCGGCGTTAGCAACCAAGATGCAAAAGCGTGTGCACACGGTTGTTACGAAGTGGACAAACGAACTTGAACGCCGTGTCGCATCGAACGCGTCAGGCCGACCCGGCCCGAATGTGATCACAGGAAACTATCGCCGCTCAATCAACCATCAGATCACTTCGTCGGAGTCGGAGGTGACGGGGACGGTTGGCACTAATGCCCCGCAGGCACGGCGACTTGAGCACGGCTTTCACGGCACCGATTCATTAGGTCGTTCATACAGTCAACCGGCTTACCCGCATTTTGGGCCTGCATTGGACAGTGTGAAGTCCGAGTTTGAAGCTGATGTTGCCGCTATAGCTGGGGGGACCGACTGATGATAAAGGTTGATCCGGTGTTGCGGGCTGCCGCCGACGCGTTGAAAGACGTGCTGTCGGTGCCCGTGACGGTGGAGGACCCGCCAGATGTGGCCGAATGCGTGATCGTCGAGTACGCCCCGTCGTCGCGGCCCGGCACCCTCGGTTGTGTCGCTACCGATCTAGCGGCCCGCATACGTGTTCGAGGGGTCGCACGGGGGATTGGGGCCGGAAGGCGGGCACAGGCGCTCTCGGAGGCTGCTGCAGCCGTCCTGATTGAAACTGGGGTCACCGGGACCGGCTGGGAGACGGCAGGGGTCACCCACATCGCAGATTCAGGGGCCGACGTGTCCGGCGACCTCGCCAACGCCATAACCGAAATCGAACTCTACATCACTGCATCCCCTACCTGACCGAACAACCCCTGCAATGTTGGGGTTGACATATCCATCTACCCAAAACACACACCTAGGTTTAGGAGCACACTATGGCAAACAAATTCAACCCGCAGGGACGATCCAAGTTTCTGTTCGTTCCCAAAGATGACATCGCTGACCCGAAAGCGCCGACCGAAGACGAACTGGACACTGACGCATCCGGCAACGACATCGTTGACCTGTCTTGCGCCATTCTCCCTGATGGTGTCGAAGGATTCTCTAACGAACCTTCCGATGTGGACGCAACCACCATGTGTTCCACTGCTGAGGAAACTGTACCTGGTCTTCCCACCACAGAGTCGGGTTCGCTCACCCTCGCCCGTGCCTCCGACAAAGACTCCGAGAACTACGAGATCATGGAAGAACTCATGGCTCTCAACGACGAGAACGCTGAAGGCTACATTGTTGTAGCGCTTGACGGCTGGTCCGAATCCGAAGATGGCCCACAGGAAGACGACATTGTGGACGTGTTCCCAGTCGAGATCGCTTCCATCAACGCGAACCCTCTGGCCGCCGGACAGATAGCGTCTTACACCGTCGGGTTCACGCATCCTTCCGGGTTCCTCCTGAACCGCAAGGTTGCCGCCGGCAGCTGAAACCCCTTCTTCTCCGGTTGGGTGTAGTTATTGAGAACCGTGATTGGGTTACACTGCACCCGACCGGAGAAACCCCGAAACATCAGAGAAGGAAACATGAGCACTCCACTAGACATCTTCACCAACCGTCCTGCACGCACCGACACCGAAACATTCCCTGTCGACCCCAGCGACGCCGACCGGCTCCGTAAACTTAAAGACGCAGCCCGAAAAGCTAAGACACGGTACGAAACGAAACCATCCGACCCCAACCGGATCGACGCACTCGAACAAACCGAAAAAGAACTAGCTGAACACGAAGCCTCGATCCGAACAATCACGTTCCACGTCCAAGCGGTCGGTGACAAACGAGTCGAAGAACTCATGCTCGCCTACCCACCCACCAAAGAACAGAAAACGAAAGCTAGGAAAGAAGCCAACGGGGACCCATCCGCCGAACCCCAGTTCGACGAAGACAGATTCGCCCCCGCACTTCTAGCTGAATCTGTCACCCACATCGTCGATTCAGATAACCCTGATACCCCACAGACCGATGTGACCCTAGAACAGATGACCGCAATGTGGAACGCCCAAACCGCTTTGTCTACCGCCGACAGAGTGTCACTGTTTACCAAAGCAATGATGATCAATCAGGCTCCTTCGTCGATTGAGGTTTTGGGAAAAGGTTAATCCGTGATCCCCATTTTGCTGCGATCATGGACTATTGCGGGCCGGTCGGGATTCCTTACACAGACTTTCTAGATTGGGATGATTTGTCGAGGAACGCGGCGTTGGCGTGGTCGTTGCGGAAGGCGGGTGAGTGTGGGGGTTGCGGGACTGTACGTACCGATTGGTTGAATTCGTTTGATGAGGATGGGGAGCCTGTCGCTAACGAGTTGGCTCCACCGTTTCATGCTGTGGACGTGTTTTGTCCTGGGTGTGCTGCTCGTGAGAGGCATGAGCGTGCTGTGAAGGATGGGGCAGGTCGTGAGGGGTTTCATACGGGGTTCCGTAGTAATCCGGATGCGAAGTGGGATGATCCGCCTGCATCCCTTTAATAGTTGGTGGGGTGGGGGAGGTTTGTTGTCATGAATGCTTGGCGCACCATTTCAGTTGCTTTGCAGGCGAATACGTCTGGTTATGTGTCGGACTTGAAGGGTGCTGCTAAGGCGACTGACGAGTTTGGGCGTTCGGTTGATAAGAGTGTGGGTGATGGTGGGAAGGAGTGGCGTTCGTTTGGGGATCGGGCGAAGACGGCGTTGGGGACTGTTGTTTCGTGGGGCCGTAAGCTTGGGCCGGTTGCTGGTGGGATCACGGCTATAGGTGCAGCGACCCGCGTGTTGAAGGGCGGGTACGACCGGATGACGACGCTGCAGGACGCCACAGCAGCCTTAGAGGTGTCTCTGGGCGATTCTGCTAAAGCAGCAGCGTTGATGGACGACGTGTTGGGGGTGGTCACTGATACCCCGTTCAACCTGGACCATTTCGCCGCGGCGGCGCAGCGGATGGTGGGGATGGGTGTAGCAGCGTCGAAGGTGCCCACCTATCTGGAAGCGATCGGTGAAGCGGCTGCGACACAGGGCGGTGAGGCGGACGCGATGGCTGACCGGTTGGCCACAACGTTCGGCCAGATTGCTGCTGCCGGCCGGATCACCGGGGAGGACATCAGGTCGTTTCAGCGTGCCGGTGTGAACGCTCTCGCTATTTTGGGTAACGAGTTTGGGGTGACGGCGGCGGAGATGCGGAAGATGGTTTCGGAGGGGGTTGTTCCGGCGGACCGTGCGTTGGACGCCCTGTCGAAAGGGATCATCGAGGGTTCCGATGGTGCCGCTGGGGCTACGGCAGCTCTGGGCGGGTCTATGGAGGCGTTGCGGGACACTGTGTCAGGGTCGGTCGGCGGGATCGGTGCGGCGATGGACCGGTTGGGTGCGGCGTTGCTGGAACCGTTTTCGCCGTTGATTGTGTCTGCTGCGCAGGGGTTGGCGGACGCTATGGATGGGATCGGTGATGCTGCTACGGCTATCGGGGTCCCGTTGGCTGACGCATTGTCGAGTTTGGGGTCACTGATCGGGGAGGCTGCGAAGCAGTTGGGGCCGTTGGTGGCGTTGTTTGGGAAGCTTGCGGGGGCCGCTGTTTTGGTGCCGTTGGAGGGGGTGTTGTCGGCGGTGTCGAAGCTTGCGGGGTATGCGGCTGATTCGGAGTGGGCTGTGAGGTTGTTGGCTGGGGCGATGGGTGCGTTGGTAGCCACGAAGATTGCGTCCGGTGTCGCCGGGTTGACTTCTGGGTTTGCTGGTTTGGTTGATTCGGTGCGCACCTATTACGGGGTAATCAAGTTGACGGCTCAGGATCGGGGTGTGTCAACGTTTCGTCAGGGTGTGGCGGAGATGAGCGGGTCTACGCGTAAGGCTGCTGTTGGGTTTGGGAAGGCTGCTGGGAGGATGGTTGCACTTACTGGGGCGATCGCTCTCGGGTCATATGCGTGGGACGAATACCGGGCCCCAGCGAGGCGGGCTGAACAGAACCAGCAGGATTTGACGGATGCCATGTTGGAGACGGGGGATGCTGCGGACGATATGCGTGAGAAGTTGGC